AATTACTGTCCCTAATTCCTTAGCAGTTGCTCGAACATTCTCTAGAGCCTGTGGGTTTAACGCCTTAGCATCTAGTCTATCAATCATTTCTAGTAGCTTAGAGCTTGCACCAGCTGAAGCTTCATAATCTCCCGCAAAGTCAAGATTTTCAGCATCTTCTGCCTTTTTAAGGGCTTCCGCTAAACCAGCTACTCCAAGATCCTGCTTAAGTCTGGCTAGAACCGTGCGATACTTTCCCTTAGCATCTCGAGGTTGGTTAACTCCAGAGATATATTTAGCAGGTTCTCCAGTAGTCGGATCAATTTCGCCCTCTGGAGCGTTAGGCTTTCCCTTATTGGCTTTTACTTCTTCGGCAGCTTTGATCTCTTCCTCGGTCTGCTTATCGGCCTCGGCCTTAGCATCCTTGAGCTTCTTTAGGTCAGAGTCAGAGATCTCTTCTACTTTTGGGGCACCAGCCACCACCGCCTCACCTGCAGCAGCAGTAATAGACGCACGCATAGATGCTAGTTGCTCGGCTGCTTCCATGGATTCTGCATTTTTCCAAGTACTAGGAATTAATGCTTCCTGCTTAAGCTTACGAGCCTGCTTAATAATGTGCTTACGGACAGCACGACGTTCAGTAGCCTTAGCCCGTCCATATGCTTGGATAGCGTTCTTAAGGTCCTCTACATCGCGAATCGGATATGCACCATCTGGCATAGCCTTGCCTTCTTTAGCTAGAGCATCACGTTCGTCCTGAGAGATCTTAGCTAACTCGGCGACGGCTGCTGCGACAAGCGCCTGCTGCTGCAGTTCAGCTGCTTGAGCTTCTAGCAGCTGACGTCTAGCTTCTTCAGCTCTAACTTTTAGGTTAGGTGTAGACGCTGCTAGTTCACCCAGTAGGTCTGCCTTGGTAGCAAGAGTGTGTACAGCTTGACTCTTCATCAGTGCCATGTAGCTAGCGCCTGCAGCAACTAGCGCCATAATCTTACCAGAAGCAATCATTGCCCGTGCTGTAGGGAACCCTGGGACATTTACCTGGCAGATAGCAACTAGTTCTAGCGATCCATTGATTGGACGCCAGTCACCTGAGGGAGCAGATGCACGTAGTGCACGGATTTGCATCTCTTCTAGGTTAGGACGTAGGGATCCAGCGCACCAGATACCGTATTCATCTTCACCTACATGGATGTCTGCCACTGCAGATGCAGTATCGTCATAGTGTCTAGCTGCTGATACTGCATCAGCGTTTAGAGGGGCGTGCCCACCAGCTAGTGTTAGCTGTCCAACGGCAACATCAGTACCATTGTCGGTACGGACAACACCAGTGTGGAAGTATGCGTAGTTGCTACGTGAGCGTGGTGGCTTAGTTGCACGTGGGAGCCCGATGTGATTAACATTCCAAGCAGCAATATGGCCATAGACTCTGCCGCTAGGGTCAACAGTGAGCGGGGTAGCACGGGTAAGCTTAGGGTTCTCGAACCAGTCGGTAGGAGGTGTCATCGGGATCTCGTTGTCTAGGAATCCAGATGCTAGCATCGGCTCCATATCAGCGAAGTCGACCATAGACTCCTCATAGACGCCATCTTCTGGGGTCACGTTTTCCTCCTGGTCCCCGTTTTCTTGCAGTACAATAGAGCATTCTTGAAATGCAGGCTTAGCTACAATTGTAGCAGCCATTATGCGAGCCTTATTGATGGTCAGCTTATCCTTACCCATGACATCTGCATCTTCTGCATTTTCTGGCTTAGGAGCCTTATCTTCTCTAGCTTCGAACTGGTCTAGATCTACTGATACCCCACGTAAAAATCCGTGACGTACTAGTCTCTCGGCTTCGCGGCCATAAGGACCGTTGTCGAATACACCATAGGCATTACCTAGGCCACCATCTATACGTTCAATAGAGTCAATTCTTCCTACAACAACTGACCCGTCATGGCCAGCACCAGTTTTGATCTGCCATAGTAGTGGTAGGGGCAGGTCTCTGATCGAGATAGCCCCCTCTTCAAACTTTCTACCATCGCCAGATTCGATTCCCTCTGGTACGATCATTGGAATGTGAAAAGCTGCTCCAGAGGTGGTAGTTGCCGCAGAAGCAACTAGGCCCATCTTGTTTTTAGCATCGGCTGCTCTAGCAGACAGCATTGCCTTCTGAAGTATGGCCTGCTCGAAAGCCCCCTGTGACTCGTACAGTGAGTTGAACGCTTTTCTATTTTTATGCCCTGGGTTCAATTTGCTACCTGTATATACTCCAGTGGCATCCTTGTGACGGAGCTGGCAGTAGCCCTTTGCGCGAGGGCCCATGTACTTCGAGAGCTGACGCACGCAGCGTGTCCAGTCACCAGGAGTACCCCAGCGGATTTTAGCGGCACCCTTACCATGAGTCCAGTAGCGTCTTAGTTCTTCTGCATTGCCGCGATTACGATCCAGTCCACCAGCAGCAATGAGAGCGTTGAACTCGTCATCATCGCATTTGGACAATTCAGCAAGTGCAGCAGCTACATCATCAGCTATAACCCATGAGTCGTCATAGATATCGTCATCGCTATTTAGGATGTCCTCGATAGGCATAAGGAGGTCATCATTGGTAACCTTCGTAGGTTCGCCAGTATTTTCCCCCCAAACCTGCTCCATAAGAAATTCGTTATTATCCATTGTTACGATCTTTCTTTGCATGAGTAGATGTATAGAAACCAAGAGCTTCCTTGTGGCGGAGCTGGCAGTAGCCCTTTGCGCGAGGGCCAAGGTGCTTATATAGGTGCTTAACGCAACGCTTCCAATCTCCAGGCTGCCCCCAACGGATCTTAGCTGCACCTTCTCCGTGGACCCAGTAGCGGCGGAGCTTCTCTGCATTTCCACGATTACGATCTAAGCCACCAGACGCTAGCAGTGGCTCTACTACTCGATCCCAGAATAGTCCGAAATCGTATGCTGAAGCAGCTACGGCAGGGGAGGCGGCATCTGCTTCCTTAAGGACATCATTTAAGACTCCCTGGTCATCTAGCTCGACTACAGGTGGAGGAGTAGCAGACTTGAGATCCATCAGCACCTGGTCATTACGTTGCCATTTAGCGGATTCTCGTGTGTATGCCACAGTTTCGGTCGACTGAGCGCTGGCAGGGACCAGGGCGACTATATCCATAACAGCAGATAGATCATCAGGCGATACTACAGCTAAATATTTAGGAGTAACATCAGACTCTTTCGGGGAAGATATCTTTGTATCCTCGCCAGCTGCAATAAGGCCAGATGCCCTAATCTCGCTATCCTTCAAGCCGTGTCGAGTTTTAACGAACTTGCGGTCGTATGCTTTTAGTCCAGAGAATCTTTTGCCAGACTTAGTGACACCAGAATCTGGCATCAACTTATAGTCTCTAGAGTTTTTGTAATAGCCTGGAAGCCCGTTGATGAAGTCGTGAATATCCTTAGTGGTCATCTTAGGCAGCGTGCCTGGGAGATGAGCTATCGGAGAGTTAATAGGGGTTCTTGGCTCACCTAGAATTTTATCAAACTGAATTGGAGGTAGAGTATCCTGAGCGGGCGACATAGATGGACCGTCGAATGATGATTCTGCCTCTGTGAACTTAGGGTCGACCGAGATAACCTTGCCGCTATCTAGTCTGACCCGAACCTTACCGCTATTTGTATCTATATCGGTAATTGTGCCTGACCCACGCTTCTGGTCTCCACCAACTACAGTTCGGCTTCCAACCTTCACAAATAGTCCAGAGGCATCACGTGGCTGCGCCGATGTATTCTTAGAACGCTCTTCAGGAGTGTAATTTCCATCTGTAGCAGTAGGAGATGATCCAGCTGCAGTTATGACACGATCAATCATGTCAATATCTTCTTCTGCCAATCCATCAGCCATTAGCCTAGACTCTTCTGGGTCAATCTCTTCAATTAGGACTGGCTGCATAGGACGTTCCTGCATAAATGCAGAAATGATCACTGCAGACGACGGATCGATAATCACATGATCCTTGGCAATTAGATCATACGGATCATCTAGGGCCGCATCGTATGTGTAAACGTCACCATCTACGTGACCTAAAGTGTCCCATCCGCAGTCGTCCCAAATTGATACCGACCCGTCGATATCGATCTTATATAGTCGATCAATACCTGATCCATCTAGACGGATTCTAGCTAGAAACTCTGGACCTACTGCCAAATCCAATTCATGCGCCAACTTGAATGGGTTGACGTCTGCGTCATAGCCATTCTCGTAGCCGTATAGTTCTATATCATCCTGGTACCCAGGTAGGACATAGCCAGTAGCAGTAACCGAGCTCTTATTGTCTCGTTCTACGATTGCACGCGACCAGCGCCAAGCTGCGTCGCCTCCCCAGAGTGCCCATGCAATCCTGCCGTTAGACGGGAAGCTATCTTCGCCAGGTGCCCATCCTTTACCCTTTTTGTCGACTTCATGGCGAGGAAAATACTTGGCAATATGGCGAATCTTTTCTATACCAATTTGACCGCCCTTGGCAAGAGTTCGTGCGGTATTCATACCTACAGGAGTTCCGCCACGCTTGTGCTCTTTGTGCCAATCCAAAGCTTTTTGCGCTTCTTCTTGGACCCCCGCTGGGATGGTATACATTCTATCCCCACCCGATGCAGTAATCGCGCTATCAAGCGGTGCCAGAGCTGCTTTAGCTAGCTCTACAGTAGTGTCATCAACTACAATGCCTTCAGCAGTGACGGTGCCAGAGCTGAGTAGGGCTAAAACTTCTACCCTAGACAGGTCTTTAACCATATTAAGCGTAGTATCAATGACTACCTGCTTATCGTTGCTAGCGAAGAATGCTAGTTCACCATTAGAGCCTAAGAACTTGAACATTAATTTTCGCCATCCACTGGCTCGTCCGCGCTCGAGCCGCCACTATAGATTAGCTCAGCATAATTTTTTAGAGTCTCTAAATCGAGCTCGCCCTTATCGAATAGCTTGATAGCTTCGTGATTTGCGTCATCATAGCTATCGAAGTCGAACGAGTCATCAATAACCTTTTGATCGGTATCCCAGTCTAACTGGTACACATCATAAGACGACAATTCACCATAGACTCCAGCTTCCTCGTTAGACGTAAAAGTCCAATCAGAGTTCTCGCGCTTGGATACGCCGAGTGGGAAGTAGCATAGTACCGAGTCAATAGACTCGTTTTCTGGGTTTACGTAAAACCACACATCAAGAATGCTGCTTTTTGCCATGATTTATCTCTCTGCTACACCAACTTGACCAGTGATATGGCTAAGTCTAATTTTAGCACTGTTTTATATATTGTTATTTTACTTACCGAAAAGTTCTCGGTATACGATCTCCTGAGTCGCCTCAGGGAACTTGAATAGTAATTGGTCTAGCTCATCATCAGAAATTTTAGAGATGTCTATTACTACCTCTTTAGCCTGACTTAGGCCAGTGACATCATCGATTGACACCCTAAATATTGTATTAAAGTTTCTCTCTGGCTTGTCCATTAATCCCGCTCCTCGATCCTAGTCAGCCAGGCTCTAAGCTCTGGGTTAAGATTCTCGAAGGCAGGAGGATTGGTATTAGACGGATCCATTATTAGACGAATCTCGTTGAAAATGAAAGCCTTGTAGTCATCCGATCCAAAGATATATTTGACTTCGGAATTCCAATCGGCAGACGGGTCCCATGTCTTACCGTCTGCACTGTAGTAGTCCGAATCTTTGGCGCTCGACATGGCGTAGCCAAACCTCTGAGAGTACTCTGCGCGTAATTTACTAATTTCAGCCATAACCCTATCCTATACTACTTGCTTCCAGCTGGAACCATCTTTAGCATTCCTCGGTCTAGTACAACAATGTAGCTTTCACGTCTGTCTCCGTTAGGGTTGACTACTTCAATTCCTTGAAATCCAAATATAGCTGCCAAAATAGTTAAGTCATACTCCACTGAGCCGTTGAGGCCCATCTTGTGAGCCAGGCGGGAAATTTCAGCTCTTATCTCTGCTTCGGTTGCGTCTGGAGATATCTCGTTAAGAACAACTTCTCTTAGTAAGTCCCTGTAAAGCTCGCTATGGAATCGCTCGATGTTAAATCCATCATTTGCAGAATTAGGGTCAAAAAGATTACCAGTGCCGCTGCTAGAGTACACATATACCTTTGCATCAGGCTTCACTGACATAGCGATGGCAGTATTTCCAAAAGTGTATGTTGTTGATTCCTTTGTCGAAGCATATTGTCCGTCACCATAGATGCCATAGCCATACCATGGCATATCTAAGGTTCGGAATTCATCGTGCAGCTGGTTAGCTGAGACCTGATTTCCGTCTCGTCTGATAGCGCTCACTGCTCGGAAAATCTTGTACTTATCATTGGGAATATGGTCAACAGTTTCTGGCTTATTGGACGTAAACCCGAAGAATCTAGCTAATTTGTGCACTCTTCCTGAGCCATATTTACCGCCCTTTGAGTACTCGGAGCTTTCTGGGCCGTTATACTCGGGAATATTCTGAGCATCATCGTCTGCCCAGACTAGATCTAGGAAGTTGAAGAATTTTTTGTGGGACTCTGTCTTGTAGGTGTCACGCCACTTTTTGTTAATCTGAGCCTTAGTTAGACCCTTCGACTCGAGCAGTGCTAGGAACTCTGGGCTAGCATCTCCAGTCAGAAGGTACTTAGCATATTGTTCAGCGAAGTTTTCCGATGGGCTCTGATCACCGTACTGGCTAGCGCCACCAGAGACTTTGAATTTCTTCATATCTGCAACTAATGACGATCTACCGCTATCCTTGTCTGATCCCCAGTGCTTATACATCATTAGATGTCCAGTTTCGTGGACAATAATGTGTTCGTACGCTGAGTTCAAGGACTTGACATCAGTAGAGTACCAATCTGGATTGAAAGATACATCATTTGCGATAGCAGTAATCTTCTTTGGATATAAGAATACTGACCCATCAGCAGCTGGGTGCGCTGTAAACGCGGCGTCATTCTCGCCTATCTGCGATGCCAATGCTTTAGGTAGATCTGCGCCATTACCTAGCGCGTGGATTGTTATTTTATCCTTATTGAACCTATTAGTTCTGGCCTTCCTAATACCGCCAAGGATTGCAACCAGCTCTTCTTCAGAGGCAGCTGGAGTGTAAAGCGGACCGCTAGGAGCGTCGGTATCCATGTGAACTAGGATGTCAGCTTTATCTGCATCCGAGTATAGTCGGATGTGTGCCGTAGCAGGCGAGCTGATCATCTTTTTAGCTTTAGCAATTGCCTTAGCCTTGGCTCTAAAAGTTGCTTCCGCAGAGTGCACGTTTAGGTCTTTATAGGCTGCCTCAAACTCTGCTTGATAGCGGTCGATAATCTCTAGTGCACCTTCAGCCTTCCAATCTCCGCCCAGAGCTGAGAAGGAAATTCTTGGAATAATAGATCTAATCTCTTTGGCTAGCTCATCTCTGACCTGATCGAATGTCTTCGGTGACGAACCAGATCTATTTTTATTGTGAAGAATACCAGCTACTCTAGCCACCTCTAGTGGTGACATAAATCTATCTGCCTTGACTAAGTCCAATGGTGCCGTGTACGCATTGCTAGAGTCAAACGAGTTATAGTGGAACTCCAATAGAGCCTTAAGTGCGTCAACGTAGTCTGACGTACTGCCATCAGCTCTAGCACCGCGGACATCAGCTATTAGCTGCTCTAACTTATCAAAGTCATGATCAGCTGGAATAGTCGAGTAGATATGTGACTCTATAGCCTTTAGGTCATGCCAATTAGGGTCAATTGGTGTAGTTCTAGGTCGACCAGGGCCAGGGCCAGCGTTCTTTTTTAGTGAACGAATTCCAGATAAGTCAAACTTCTTGTTAGCAAGGCTAGGGGCCACCTTAGGAGTAGGGGCTGAAGCTGGTGTCCCATCTTGTGGGCCAACTGCAGCCCTATCTATTTTGGGAGGCGGGATTCCCCTAGATCTACAATCTCTAGCTGCTCATCGCCGCTTTCATCTAGATAGATAACCGCCCAAGCTTCAGTGCCGTCGTCAGCCGTTACCTTCTGAGCCTCTACGAATGTTCCTAGATAGTCACCATCTGCGGTATACCACGCATCACCAGCAGCCAGGTCGCCAATGTTGCTCTCTGCAGGAGTTTCTTCAGCTGCAGGCTCCGATAAGTCAGCACCCTGAGGGGTAGCAGGAGTTGAATCTGCCTGAGAGTCAGAGCCGTCAGTACCATCAGAGCCTAGGTATGGCTGTGCGGCATTCTGGTTGGTAGTGTTTAGAGGTGCTCCAGCAGGAACATCCTGGTTGTCATCGTCCTGCTTCTGTGAATCACCAAAGTCAAGGACAATGTTTCGTGCAGAGCGCAGGTCGTCATTCTTGAGTGACGCCTTGTAGTCGGTAGGGGCCGAGTCCTTGTCGTGCATGCTTAGCTCTGTGTCTAGGTCATCCCCTAGGACATCCATATACTTAGCACGTAGCACTCGCTGAGTTGTATCAGCAAACTTGACCGATACGATATCGTCATAGCCCTTCTTAGGAGGTCTCAGGGCTACTACCTCGCCGATAGACCATTCACCGATATTATTCCAGTAGCGAACCTTGTCTCCGATCTTGAGGATGGTCTTACCGTCCTTAGATGCCCATGGTCTACGCTGGATATCACGTAGATCTAGGCCGTCTGACATGATTGCCTTTTCAATGTTATTAGCCAGAGGGGCCAACTTGCGCCCCTGTGGGGTGCCATTGAACTTAGACTTAATCTGGTCACGGAGTGTGTTAATTAGAAGGTTGCGTGACTCCTCGTTGTCAGGGAGGCGGCCTAGTAGCTGGACCATGCGCTCCTGGAAGAGCTCGGCGTCGTCTGCTTCGATAGCCTCCCATGCGCTGCCGACAAAGCTCTGAAGCTTCGTTCCTCTAGACTTTCCTTCAGCCATATTTAGCTTCTCGGCTCGTCCATTTAGATACTTACGAACTACTTCTTCAGGGGTCAGCAACTTAAAGTTAGAGTCGTCTAGCATGTCGTCAGTAATCGTGGTACCGTCAGCCTTCTTGCCGCGGTAGTACATCAAACGCTTAGCTAGAGTAGACTTATCTCCGAAGTAGTGTTCCTTTTCACGGGTCCACTTCGCTCCTGGCTTGCCAGGTACACGATCGCCGAGCATAATGTCACGGAAGACATTTACACCATTACCCTCGCCGTAGATAGCAGCGAATGAGTCCTTGTAGTCATAGTGGTAGAACGACTGGGTCTCTCCAGTTGTCTCATCGGTGAAGCTGTACTTCTCCATGTACTGGTTACCGTGAGTCTTAGAGACTGCTACCTCGTACTTGTAGTTCTTGCCATCCTTGTCGGTGAACGATCCACGTTCAAGGATAATATTTCCAGCTTTATCTACCTTAGCCTGAGGGTTCTGCTCGAGTAGGGCATTGTAGATGGCGTTAGGGTCCTCTACCTTTACCTTCTTGCCCTTATTGTCTCTACCAAATACTGGATTGCCATTCTCGTCGAATAGCTGTGCAATAGTAGTCTCTCGTAGCTGCTCCTGAGGAATGATGTTACGAGGGATATCCTTACCGTCATCCTGTCTACCCTTAGGGATAGTCGGTAGGGTTGCCTTAGGCTTAGTTGTCTTAGTCGCCTTAGCTGCTGGCTTAGTTACAGCCTTAGGTGCAGCAGGAGTTGCAGGAGCTGCAGGAGTTGCAGGAGCTGCAGGAGTTGCAGGAGCTGCAGGAGTCTTAGTGGCTGCAGGCTTAGCTTGAGGCGGAACGTCGATGCGCGAGATTTTAGCGTGGTCTGGTATTCCATTAGGGAATGCTCCAGCAGCATTTACTGGGCCGCGGCCAGTGCCATCATCTACAAACAGGTCCCAAGTTCCGCTCAGTGCGCGCTTCTTTGTGGAGATAACCTTCATAGGTCTATTCTGTAGAACTACAAAGTCTCCTGGCTGAAGATCAGCGAGGCCTACCTGAGACAGCTTAACTGATGGCTTAGTTGGAGGAGTCGATGCTTTATCAACGAGCTGATCCACTGAAGGTACGTCGCCACCATAGAAAGCATCAGCATATGCGTCCGATACAGCTGAATCCACAGGATCACCAGAGACATCTACACCGTCAACACTGTTTACAATGTCAGAAACCTCTGCACCCTGAGCAGCCTCCATTGCAGGTGGAAGCTTAGCTAGAGGCTCTTGGTCACGCTCTGCACGCAGGGACTTGTCTTCTTCTGGTGATAGTCCGTTAGTGGCTAGGTCAATGTCTAGAGCATCTGCAGGCTTAGGGTCCATAGACTCTAATGACTGAGGCTGGTTTGCTACATCTTCTGGGAGGCTGTGACGTAGATCTGGATCGATACCCTTGCTCTTCAAGAAGTTCTTGTCTAGAGTAGCCCCAGTGAATAGCTCACCGTTTTTTGAGTTCACAGTTAGAACGGTGTTTGGTTGAATGCCGTAGTGTTCGTAACCAGTACCTACTAGCATACGGATCTGGCCTGGCTTATCGGTACCACCGATAGCCTTACCGCGAATGTTGACACTTCGTCCACCAAGCTTAAGGCCAGCGAATAGTCGAGCACCCGTGGTGACCCATCGGCCGTACTTGTCACGAGGCTGAAGAGCGACTCGGGCTCTACGGGCAGCTGCCGAGTTACCGTCAGCTATTAGTGGAAGATTGTCATCAAACATTGAGCGTCCTTATTAAGGTTACAAAGCTAGTACAATTCTACCCCATACGGTGACGGGGTAATTAGTTGTACGAAATGGAACTTAGTGCCGCTTCTAGGAATTCTGCTGTATCGTCTGACAGTTCTCCATTTTTGGCAATAAGCGTTAATCTGGTATTGGCATGAAGCTGCTCTATATCGCTAGACTTTGGACTGAGAGCAGCGATAATTGCATGCTGAGCCTGACTAGTGAGCTCTGGAGCTCCAGAAATCCACTTAGCGGATATCTCCAAGTCATTGAACCCGTTGTGCGGGTGACCAGCGGCTAGCAGCGAGGCATATCTGTCTGCAAACTCTAGATTTTCATTAGCGATATACCCCATGGTAGCGTACTCTGAGAAACTCTGAACGTCGAATCGAATTGCATCCGCAATTGCATCGTGGTCGTTTAAGTACGAGTAGTATTCGGAGGCCATCTGAGCCACCTGGATTACTGCCTCAGGTGTGATTTTACGACTACCTAGGACCTTGTCGTTGAAGTATGACGCTGTATCGGCAAGCTCGTCTGGGGTAATGTAGTTATGCCACTTAGACATTAGTTATCCTCTAATCTTTTAGGCAGTAAATCGGCATCTTGGCTCGAGTATAGGTTAGCAGCTAATTTGAAAGCCCTCTCGAATGGATCCTCATGCGCATCTACAGCACGCATCCATGCAGCTCGTATGCTAGGAATCGCGTTATAGCCTAGCCCAGAGTACTCGGCGAGAGCGAATATGGCGTGTTCTGGGGACTGGTACATCTCTGCTACTGGTAGTTTTACAGTAGCTGCTGCAGTGATAGCCCTGTTAACAGCTGCAGCTGCATATAACTTATCGTCAGAGTTTCGTAGTGGTGACTTAGGGTGAGTAGCTGGTAATAGGTCATTGTCAGCAGTGTATGCGACATTGGATGGTCTACCAGAAGCTAATAGAGCTAGGAACGCTCCAACCCTAGACATAGCCCAAGCATGGCGGCTCATATCTACACGCTTAATCGCGTTGTAAGCAGTTGCTCCTCTGCGGTATACAGCGGTGAGGGCTTTTGATGTGGCAAGCCTACTAGCATCTGCGGCTACCGACTTATTGTGAGCAGCTTGCATGCTGCGTAGGGTATTCGAAACATCACCAGGAAGTGACATCTGCTTATCACTAAACTCAGGTGACGCTGCATCCTCTGAAACGGGAGCTGAAGCAACAACACCACCTACATCAGCGATTGCCGTCTCGATTTTTAAAACATCTTTTAGGTAGGAAGACATGTTAGCGGACTCCTAAATGTGCCTTGATCTGCCAGTTCCACTTTTCAAGGGTGTCGATACGTCCAGCCAGATAATCAGCTAGGCCCTGGCGGTTAGCTTCACTAGCTGCGGCAAACATGCCGTAGTGACATTCGATTAGGTGGGAGTTGATCCTTAGCGCAGAGTTAAAAAGCTCTGCAATCGACGCCCCATCAATCCTCTCCTCGTTGATGTGAGACAGCTCTAGAAAGTCCGTCAATAGGTATGGAGCTGCTACGCCCATTTTTCTGATGTTCTCAGCTAGGTCGTCAATCGATGAGTCATAGTCTTCATACAGCATTGCGAAAAATGCATGCTGCTCACTGAAGTTAGGTCCCATCACGTTCCAGTGGTATCCATGTAGGAGGAATTTAGCTACTACAACATCAGCTAATACCTCTGCCAACCGCTGAGATAGTTCTACTTTAGAGTGTTCCATGACTTATGCCCCTGGCTCTGCTAGTGGTGGTGTAGTAGGCTCCGCTGCGGCTGGTGCCTCTCCACCCTGGAGCATCTGGTTTATCTCTGGTGGAATCTCTGCTCCAGTGGCCTCGGAAGCCTTCTGACGAACGGTAGACATCAGCTCTGGGGCAACTACTGCAAGCATGGCTTCAGTTAGCTGAGGCGTAATCATACCCTTGTTGAATGCCATTCGAAGGGCGAATTCCTTAGCATCAGGAGCATCAGCAGACGAGAAGCCGTGAGCGCGACGCCATGCATCGAATGAGACTGCCATCTTATCGAATCCAGCGTCAGCATCTGCTGCACGGTCATTGCGAGTAGCAACCAGCGATGGGTCGTACCAGATGCAGACGTTCTTAACTTCTTCCGCGTCATACCCATTAGAGATCAGGTATGGGCGTAGATACATAACAGTGAACGCATCAACAATAAGTAGCATCAGAGGCTCGATGTGCGCCTTGTAGAGGGCCTCATCGATCTGAAGAGCGTTAGAGTACTTAACGTTTGCTAGACCCGTCACAACGTCCTTAGGGACGTCTAGGCCCTGCATGATGCGCTCTAGTACGCGGTCAGCACGCTGAGCAAGAGCTGGGTCGAATGAACGCTCAAACTTGAACTGCTTTATCTTATCGCCAAGTTCTGCAGGACCACGAATGATTAGCGGAACAACAGCGCTCGCAGAGTCTTCGTCTTTAATCGGAGTGGTCATCGCATCGATGAGCTGATCTTCGAAGTCGTCAGCAGCCTCTTCAGGAGTATAAGTCTCGTTGTAGTTGCCATCTTCATCGTAAGGGTAGTCTGGGTCAGGACCAGCAGCGACCGAAAGACCGTCTGGCAAATAGAGAGCACCAGCGTTGAGGCGTGAGCGTGCAGTAGCACGGAAGGTGCGGTTCAAAAGTAGAAGCTCAGCGCAAAGATCTAGAAGGCCACGTAGCGAGCTATCAGCTTCCTGAGTATATCGAGGGTGTGATCTCCACATGCGCCCGACGAATGCGCCCTTAGGTAGCAGCAGTGCATCCTTGTTACCGCCAGACATCATTCCGCCGTTGCCTGACTCGCGGCGAGCATTGATTACGTAGTTTCCCTTCTGGTCAACCTGAAGTTCATCTACAGATCTAACATCCCATGTCTCTGGAAGCCCCGAGCCAATTCGCTCAGGGATCTGAACCAGATAGCACTCACCAGTAACCTGCAAGTTCAGAGCGGCGTCCTTAAGAAGACCTGCCTGGCCACCAAAAGCTGAACTAAGTCTATCTAGCGCCCGCTGAGCAGCGGCGGCTAGCTTAGGGTCAATATTTGGTATACCGTCAATCGGTGCTGGTGCCTCATTAGGGTTGTGCACACCAGCTGCATACAGTCGAATTCGAGAAACTACAGACGCCACTAAGTTAAAGGCGTACTTAATCTCACCGATTGAGTCGTAATATTCCCAGGCTTCAGTCTGCCATGAAGTGGATGCGGACTGGCGACGAGCCTTGAATAGCTCTGCCTCACCCTTGTCCTGCAAATTTACCTGCGCAGCAGCTGCAGTCAAAGGTCTAGGTGCGTTAAATCCTTGCGACTCGGCGTATACTATGCCGAAAGAGTCAACAGAGATGCCTGGAGCTACTCGAGTAGCATTCTTAGGAGCCGTTGCGCGAACATTTGGCCGTGCTTCAGACGGTCCGCTGTTGCTTTTCTTGAAAATTCCCAAAGGGGACTCCCTCTTATCGTTCAATCCAGGTCGAAAGTAACCCGATTACCGCAGATATGGCCAAGACTAATGATACCACAAGAGTAGGCAGGGGTAAAATTAGCAGCATAAGTACAAATAACGCTGAGACCCAGAATCCAGTGCACCAGTTGCAGGTAATTAGGTATCCGATCCCCTTGCTAGGCGGAAATTTACCCCAAATTTTGTTTCTGACGCTCTCAAAAATAGCATCTGTAGTGATTACTCTAGTTAGTCTAAATGCTGCTAGAGATATGATCACAAAATACGTTAGTGTTACGCTCATTAGTCCCTTATCGAATTGATTGTGTTGTACGGATTCCACCCACGTAGACGAGATCCACATCCGCATCCAGTGTCTTTCTTGAATGCTAACATTTTTCCGCTCTTAGTCACTACTCTAGAGTCATTTTTGTTGTCTAGAGCCTTCTCAAAAGTCTCATATTTCTCCTGAAATACGATTTGAGGGCCAGAATCACCGTCTTTTGCCACAATTACGGTGTCTTCAGTGACAATCACCCTAGTTATCTCTAAATATGTTGATCCAGGGGTAGGTTGATAGCTTTTTAGCTCGGATACATCGTCTAATTTGCCTGCAGCGATGGCTGCGAGGTGGCAGGGGAACAAATCTAGTAAAATCTTCACTATCTAACCTTAAATACCCTTCCACCTCGACTAGACCCGCTACTTGGGAGCCCAATTTTACGGTCTGCGAAGCTTTTTGCACGTAATTTTCCACCAGAAAAGCCTGCTGGCGGCTTAATTAGCAGGGCAGTGAGCGCATGAACCAATGCATCTACTCGGTCTGGCGACTTCGAGGCACTTTCTGGGATCCAAGAGTACATCTGGGACTCCAAATCTTGCAAATATCCGACATGGTGGACACGAGATTGCTCATATGCGAGCACAATTGGCTCTGCACGCAGTGCTTTACCGTACTTTGAGTGGACTTCTAAGACTTTAATACTTGGATCAATTGAGAGTATCGCATTCTTGACCAGCGCGCCACCTTGATTGACCTCAGCAACAACAGGGCAGCCCCATTTACGAGCCATTTCCACAACTTTACGAGCCCAAGTATCTGGAGAGCCATGGATAGTAGCGTCTTCAAGAACCCACGCCTGTCGTTTATAGAGATCTGCTTCCGAAGTTGACGCACATACGACAATACCGCACTCGTCACGCGGATTTTCCGCGACGGATGGGTCGACCCCGATGACTCTGAGAGGGGTACTAGGAGGATAATAAGATTCTCTAGCACTCTCAACCATCTCTTCATTCCAAAGAGCTCCTTCTACGTCGTCTAGCATCTCACCATAGAGCTCCTGACGCGCGAGAGAGGTTCCCTCGTAAACGCCAGTAATGGTGTCCAGATAAGCTTGCGACAAGTTTCCAGCATTGTCAAGTGTCGAACCTCTAGTGACGACAACGTTAGGCTTGCCTCCACCTGGGCGATCAGTGCGAGACTCCTCGATAAGTTTGTAGAGAAGAGGAACGCGCTTAGGGGTAGTCGTCACAACCATCTGAGGGTGAGCACCAAGACGAGTACCAACGCGAAGGTTGTCGAAGGCGGTCATACCAGCAGCGTCAGGGGTCTGACGCCAAGCTGCGATCTCATCGCCCCATGCGTGAGTGAACTGAGGACCACGAAGTGAGTCAGGCTCATCCGCAGTGAAGAGTGTGGCGGTGTTTCCATTAGGCCAAGTTAGACGACGCTTCGATGGCTCGTAGTGTGGCTTTTCGGATGGCGGTGAGACGTTAATGATTCCTGACTCGCCTTCAACGATAACGTCACGCACGTCAGCTGCAGTACGAGCAACTAGGGCGAAGCGTCGCTGACCAGTTGTGGTGTATTTAGCCTGCTCGCGGACCCATTCGGATGCGAGACGAGTCTTACCAAAACCACGACCAGCTAGCACTAGCCAAATATTCCAGTCATCTCCTGGAGGGCAAAACTGCTCAGGGCGGCCCCAGACTGACCAGTCCCAGACTAATGCCTCTGGATCCATACCAGCTAGCAGTAGCGCACGTTCATCTTCTGGAAGCTCAGCTAGCTTCTCCATAATGCTTTTACCCATGTAGTTAGTTTACTGCCTAATAACTTCGGACATTGGACGTAATGCTGAAACTGGTACCTTGTACTGAGGAACGCCACGTTCGTTATCGCCTATATAGTGCTCTGGTACTGCAGCATCGGCCCCCCAAATCCAACCGAGAGCTGTTATAGGCATCCCTTCGTAGTTAGTCGAGGCGCTCCTTTTAAACTTTTTCTCTGGTCCGCCTACCAAGAAAGCATAAGGAAGTTTATTATTGTCAATGGTTCCGCTGTATCTCATATGTGTCGGTGGTAAGCCATCATCCTGGCTGAACCCATAGCGTACTTCCCAGCCGTAAACGTCAGGTTCTGACTTATGAGTGTTATAGCTAGGAATAAAGTTAGGGTAGCCAATCATGGCCGCAAAGGCAATCTCCGAAAGAGCAGCGATACTATGCTGCCAGGCTTCCCAGATATCGCCTTCACTATAGTTACGATTGCGCTCGGGTTGCGCTAGATATGGTGCTTGGCGTAGGAATCCAACAGACGTAGCTACTGCTTCATCAAGAACGGTTGGGGTATAGGAATATGTGTGCGACAT